AATGGTATTAATCAATATGTATTTTTAAATCACAATGTTACAGACATAACTGATTATATAAAAATAGCAGTAAAATATAAAGCTAATGATTTTGCTACATTTATAAATGGTGTAAGAGTTAATTCACAAACTACAACTGCATCTGCACCTGTTGGATTAGATAGGTTAAATTTTGATAGTGGAGCAGGAATTAGTGATTTCTACGGAAAATGCAAAGCACTAGCAGTATTTGATAGAGCATTAACAGACCAAGAATTAACAGATTTAACAAGCTAATAGTTATGACTAAAAGGGTAACAAATACACCTATAGTATCAATAAGGGTAATTTTCTTTACATAAGAAAGCATAAATGATAAAAGAATTTAAAAATCTTTACAAATGAATAAAATAGGAAAATACGAATTTGATAGCTTAGAACAAGCAGAAAGCAAAATAAACGCTTTAGGAACGTCAACAGACGAAGATGGTAACACATATCCAACACACAAGCATTGTGTCGTTAAACTTGGTTATATCGTCTTAGAGCAAGGTGAATACAATGAAGAAGGCGAAGAAACTAAAGCACCTGTACTTTCTGACAAGTATCACGTTGATGTATTATGGAAAGGTTTAGAGCCAATAAATCCTGATGCTGAAGTATTAACATATATTGAACCTAATGATTGGTATTACAACAGAATAGATATTTCTGACAATGGTATTCATTCATTTATGGGTTTAGATTATCAATTATATAAATTCTAATGGCAAGGGTGTCGGCAGTACAAGAAATAGCACTTATGAAGCAAAGGATGGATTCTATGGAAAATAAGTTGGATAAGATGGATAAAAAGTTAGATGATTTAACAAAAAATCTTCTTGACCCTGATAAAGGTGTGATTTCTCGTGTAAATAAAAATACTTCTGCTCGACTAACTATGCAAAAAGCACTATGGGGGTTGTGGAGTATTGTAATCGGCTCGTTAGTAGCATATTTTATTACTAAAAATGGCTAAGATAGTTGGTAGTACCTATCGTAAAAAGGTAAGTTCTAAAAGACCTAATAGACATTCTAAGAACGCATCTAAAGGGCAAAACGGATATAAGAATAAATATAGAGGACAGGGTAAATAATGGAAGAAGTTTTTAGATTAATTGAGGGTTACGGATTATCTGTTGTATTGTTAATGGGAAGTCTTTATGTATTATATCAATTTGCTTTTTTTTCTATTAAAGAAGTTAAAGTTGGTTTTGAAAAAAGACACGAAGCATTACACGAACAAATGAACGAAGTCAAAGAAAAACTTAATATTATTCTTGAATTTATTAAAAGTAAAAAGTAATGGATTGTAATTGTATGAATAAAGAGCTTTGCAAAAAAGGCTGTGAAACTGCTGAAACTGCTGAAACTGCTGAAACTGCTGAACATTTGGGTTTTGATGCTTGGATAGATGATATGGAAGAACAAGAACAACCTCAACAATGTTCTATTGACAATCCTGACTGCGAAAACTGTGGTAGCTGATGAAACTGCTGAACCTTAGATTTAACAATTCCGTTGATAGCACAAATGGTATTTTATTCCACGAGAGCTTCATTGGATTTGACTTTCTGTGTTATACTCTTGAAGATGAATACAGAGTTGATAAAGTAAAAGGAGAAACAAGAATACCTTTCGGAACTTATGAAATTAAATTTAGAAAAGAAGGTGGCTTTCATAATAAATATAGCCAAAGATTTGCCGATATACATTGTGGTATGCTTCATATCACTAACGTTCCTAACTTTGAGTATATTCTTATACATTGTGGAAATACTGATGAAGATACTTCAGGGTGTTTACTCGTTGGCGATTCGCAAGAAAACAATTCTTTAATTTCTGATGGTTTTATAGGAAAATCATCACAAGCATACAAACGTATTTACAAAATGATTGCCGATGAACTTAATAGAGGCGAAAAAGTTTTTATTGAATACAAACACATAAATGACTATATGGGTATTTAACCCTTGCCAAAGGGTTCACATAGGGTAGTTTATACCCTATATAATAAAGATAAAGATAAAGATATAGTTAAAGATAAAGATAAAGATATGAGTATTTTAGGAAAAATATTTAGTAGTGGAGCAAAAGAACTTGTTGAATCTGTTGGCTCTGTTGTAGATGAATTACATACAAGTAAAGAGGAAAAAGAAGAACTTAAAATTAAGTTTGAGGAAATGATTAATTCTTATGAATCTAAGATGCAACAAGAGGTTACAAAGCGTTGGGAAGCAGATATGCAGGGTAATTGGCTTACCAAATCCATAAGACCGTTATCATTAGCTTTTTTACTAATTGTACTTACTGTATTTACTCTTGTTGACTTTGGATATGTAGATATGGACATTAAAGATTCTTGGATTGACCTATGGCAATTATTAGCCATCACAAGTTTCGGAGCATATTTTGGTGGTCGCTCATACGAAAAAATTAAGAAATAACTTTTTACTTCCCCTATTTTATTTATATTTGCACATACTTTGTATGATGGATATAGTTTTGTTTTAGTTTTCGAATGGGGTGCTTCCCGGCATCCCATTTGTTTTTTAACATCTTTTTTTTTATATTCGCAAAAAAAACTATGAAGCAATTTAGACCAAGATTATCTGAATCTGAATACGAAGTTATCCAAAGATTAAGACAAAAAGAAGTCCGTAACGTACTCGTTATTGGAGATTTACACGCACCATTTATTAAGGGTCAATGCAATGATGGGGAATCTTATTTAGAGCATTGTTTAGAAGTCTATGAAAACAATAATTGCAATGATGTAATCTTTATAGGAGATTTAATTGATTCACATTTCTCATCATTTCACGAAACACATCCTGATGGCTTTGGTGCAGGAGAAGAACTTGATAGAGCCATAGACCAATTAAAAGTTTGGCACGATGCTTTTCCTAACGCAAGGGTTTGTATTGGCAATCACGATGCTATAATTTCTCGTAAGGCAGTAGCTATGGGTATATCACAAAGATGGCTTAAAGACCTTTCAGATGCTTTACAAGTACCTACTTGGACATTTGATGATAGCTTTGAACAAGATGGCGTTATCTATACACACGGAACAGGAAGTAGTGGTAGAAGTGCCGCCCATAATCGTATGGTAAATTGGGGTAAGTCTGTTGTTCAGGGTCATATACATACTGAATGTAGTGTTTCTTGGCATTGCACTAAGACTGCAAGGCATTTTGCTATGCAGGTAGGTTGTGGTGTAACTAATACTAATCAATATGCACTTGCCTATGCTAAGAACTTTACTAAGCGTTCAATCATAGCTTGTGGTGTTGTATTGAATAATGGTAAGTTGCCAATTACATTTCCAATGCACTTAGGATAATAATACTTATCTAGTAGCAAAACTTTTTTTATATTTTTATTAATTTTTTTTTGGTAGTTTGAATTTATTTACTAACTTTGCCGAAGTTATTAATTAAAACAAAACAATTATGTCAGAAAATTTAAAAGTAGAAATGGTAAAGAAAGGCGATGTACTTTTCTTATTGGATAGCGTTATCGAAGGAATGAACGAATTGCTATCAAGAGATGAAAACTCTCAAGTCGATTGGGTTAACAATGGTAATGAATTATTAAAAGAATGGTATGATGGCAGAATTGCATCAAGAAGTTTGGATATATATTCATTGACCAACCTAAGAAATCAAATAACTAATCTTAAATAAATATTATTATGTCAGTAGAAATTAAAACAGAAACTAAGAAAGAATCTTTACGAAGATTATTTATGGAAAATGGTCTAGTACAAGAAGATGTGTATAAAGACAAAAGAGGATTTGTTATTATCACAAGAACAGGAATTGATAAGATTATCAGCAATCGTAATATTCAAGTTAACTATGAGCCAATAGTTATGGAAAGAGATTGGGTAGTTATGCGATGTATAGCTAAGATGGTAAAAGGAAAAGAGATTGGCGAAACTGTTGTAGAATCTTTTGGGGAATGTTCAAAAGAAAATACTGTTGGTATGGCAGGTAAGTTTCCTGTGGCTATGGCAGAAAAAAGAGCCAAATCAAGAGCAGTACTTATGCTTACAGGCTTTTATGAGCAAGGTGTTTATGGTCAAGATGAAATGGCGGAATAATGGATTGGATAGATGATATACTTGCAAGTGAGCCTATCACTAATACACAGATAGCTATTATTGAAGGCTTACTTACAGGTGTTCCTTATGAACAAGAAGTCATAAGGGATATAGAAAGTGGCTTATTGCATTTAACATATCAGGAAGCATATGACTTAATAACAAAGTTAAAAAATGATTATATATCAAATGACCCTAAAGAACAGTTTAATAAAAGAAGTAAATTATGAAACTAAAACACGCATTGACTAAAGAAGGTGCTATACTTAGCATAACAAGAAGTCAGTTAGGAAAATTAAACGATGGCAAAAAGCCAATAGGCATTATGAAATCTTTTATAGACCTTTATATGATGGAATCTGATGAAAGGATAATAGAAGCCTATAAACAAGAATTTGGAAAGGATTTAGTAATAGTAGAAAAAAATTAATTATGAAAATAGCAACAAATGAATTTGAAAAATTCGTAAGAATTACAGGAATGACTAAACGTAGATTTAGCGAAGTAACAGGATTGAAGGGTTCAAGTGTAGATAAATACTTAAATGACCCAACAATGTTAAGATTAAAGCATCTTCAATTATTAGCAGAAGCAGATGAATTTAAAAATCAAGAGGTTGGGGATGTTGAACTATTAAATATGATTAACTATGAAGAATAGTGAAGAAAGAAGGCAAGCGTTGATAAAAGCAGTCTGTTCAATATACGGAATAAATAAAGATATGTTATTTAGTCTAAGTAGAAAAAGAGAGATTATCAATGGCAGAAGAATGATATTGTACTTTTTGAGAAAGCATTATGCAGAAACGTATTTGCAAATTGCAGAGTTATTCAATATGAATCACGCAACGGTTATTCATCACGTTACACAAATGAAAAACTTTTTAGAGTTTGATAAAATAGAGATTATGAACTACATTAAAGTTAGGGATTATGTCTTTGAACAAAATAGTGAAGTCACACTATCAGAGGAACTTGACCTGCTAAAACAAGAAAAAGTCTTATTAGATGATAGGATAAATGATATTATTAACGAATTAAATTTATTAGAAAATGGAAATTAACGGAACTTTAGAAGCTAAATTCGACACAAAAGAATTTAAAAGTGGATTTAAGAAAAAAGAATTTGTAGTCAATACAGGGGGAGAATATCCTCAATCTATCAAATTAGAGGTTGTAAAAGATAACATAGAAAAGTTAGATGCAATGACTTTAGGTACTGAAATCAGTTGTAAGATTGATATTAGAGGTAGATTGTATGAAGGAAATTACTACAATAATATATTAGCTTGGTCAGTAAGTGTTGGTGGTGCTAAAACTGAAAAGACTGAAACTGCTAAAGTTGAGGAATCAGACTTGCCATTTTAAGGTAAGAGAGCTGATAAAATTATTTGATTGTGAAATCGAATATTAAAAGAAAAAATGTAAAGAGGGTGGATAAGCTATTAAAGGCTAATGCCACCCTCAATGCTAATATTGGGATAGACAGCACCAAATCCGAAATAGAAGCAATTAGAAAGGATATAAGAGCCAATATAAGAAAGATTAAAGACTTATGTCCTTATACATATTCAATAATACAAGTTGATGATAACCATAAAACAATACATTGATGAATTGGAATAGCAAAGCAAAAGAATATTCAGATGTTAAGAATTTAACAATTAAACAAAGAGAAGAACTTATTTATATATTGAAATATAACGGTATGTCCGTAAAGGATATAGCGGAAAAGTTTGGCATAAGTAAAAGCAGAGTTTATGAACACTTAAAAAAATCTGATTAATATGAAGTATGAAACTGAAAAAGATAGAAGAAGGCAAGAGAGAGCAATGATGTTATTCTGCCACGCATTTGACTTGGTTGGAATAGATAGGGGAGAATTTGAAGCTGTTGATTATGACCTAAGAGATAAGCAAGAAAGACTTATAGGTGCTTTAGAAGTTAAAGGTTGCCCTGATAGAAAAATAGATGACTTATTAACTGTGCAGGTAGCTATAAGAAAGTTGGTTGATTTACAAAGGCATCAGAAGAATATTAAAAGACCTGTGGCACTTTGTTGGGCATTTGATGATGGTATTGTATATGAAAGAATAGAGAATCTTTTTGGTAGATTTGAGATAGGTGGTAGAAGTCCAAGAGCAGGAAATCATAATGATATTGAGATAATGGCTAAGGTAGAAATAAAAAATTTAAAAAAAGTTTTGTATTAATTAAAAAAATTTATTTATCTTTGCCGAAGTATTAACAATTAAACTGAAACATTATGACTAAAGAAACTAAAAAGTACCCATTTAATGAGGGCGATGACTATTGGACTGTTGAAAGAACTTTTGATGGCAATGAATTTGAAGCAGTATGGTCTTGTTGGGATTTTATCAGCGAAGAACTATATGATGAAAACCCTGAAAAATTGTTATTTGCAACAGAACAAGAAGCGATAGAGTTTATTGCAAATATAAATGCAGGTACAGTAGAATATTTTTTTAACCCTAAAAACTAAGACAATGGCTAAAAGAATGACAGATACAGATAAGTGGAAGAAAAGATTTGTAAAAGAATTATCGCCACAACACAAGTTACTATGGTTCTATATATTAGATGACTGCAATCACGCAGGTATATGGGAAGTAGATTTGGAAGTAGCTTCTATTAGGATAGGTTACGATTTAAAGAATGATGACTTATTATTTTATTTTCTTGATAAGGTAATACCTTTTGACAATGGCGATAAGTGGTTTATTCCTGAATTTATTGACTTTCAATATGGCGAATTAAATCCTAACTCTAATGTTCATAAATCAGTAATTTCTTTACTTGAAAAATATAATCTTGAAGGGTATATGAAGGGTTCACAAACCCTACCTAATAGGGTACAAGATAAAGATATGGATAAAGATAAAGATATAGTTAAGGATAAGGCTAAAGCTAAAAGATTTATCAAACCTTCTTTTGATGAAATTACTGATTATTGTAATGAAAGAAATAACAATGTTAGTGCAGAAAAGTTTTATAACTATTACGAAAGTAACGGTTGGAAGGTAGGTAAAAATGCAATGAAAGATTGGAAAGCCTGTGTAAGAACTTGGGAAAGCAATACTACCCAAGAAAAAGAAAAAGTATCGCAACCTAAACAAGTATTAACAGCTTGGCAACAAGCAAGAAAACAAATAAACAATGACTAATTATACAAAAGAATTTTGGAAAGAATATAATAAAAACAGAGGTTATGCTTCTGAATTTACAAAAAAGTATGTAAAAAAAATGTTTAACAATCCAACATTAAAAGGCAAAAGTAATGTTCAATGGGATGCTTACTTTATGGTTACAGGATTTTTGATAAGTGAAAAAGAAGATAAAAGAAGAACTCAAAGCAGATTAAATTATACACTATGATGATAGATAAGAGCAAACAAATTTGGTATAGATTTACTAATGATAGAGAGCAATTAAACATTGATTGTGTAGATGCACTAAGCAAATGTTATCTGATGTTAGGGCAAAAGCCTGATACAGAACAAATTGTGATGATGTCGAAACTGCTAGTGGATGACTTGTCGAGATTTTACGGAAGTATGCAGATGGATGAAGTTATGTTTGCCTTTGAACAAGGTGTAAAACATTCTGATAGTGGTGGCTTTGTCAATGTTCGTAATTGGAATATTTGGCTAAAGGAATACAAATCTAAGGCACAATTAAAAAGACAACAAAAGCAACTAACTGATTATGAGAGAGATAGAGAGGGTCAGGAGATGATAGGGGAAACTATTAACAAAGCTAAAAGATTAAATTATGAGAAATAAAATTAACCCAAAAGAAGTATTTAAGTATTTTTTTATGTACTTAGGATTATTGTCAATAATAATAATGATACTTAAAAATATTATTTAAAAGTAACGATATGGAAACGATTATAATATCTCTTTTGCTTATTTCAGTTTTATATCTTATATTCGCACTCAATGATTTAAAATCTGATATTGCAGATATAGAATTTAGAATGGATATTCTCAAAGATATATGTGCAGACTACGATAAAAGAATAAAAGAATTAGAAGATGGCAGAAAGCACAAGGTTAAGCGAAGAAAGAGTACAGATAAGTATAGTCGAATATTTAAAGTTTCAATATCCAAATGCCTTGTTTACTGCAACAATGGGTGGTCAGTTTCAAAGACATTACTCACAAAGACTAAAAGCAAAGCGTACAGGATATTTAAAAGGAGTATCAGACTTGCTTATATTCGAGCCAAACGAAACGTACAACGGCTTGTTTATAGAGCTTAAAAAAGACAAGAAATGTTATCCCTCCAAAGAACAAAAGATATTCATTGAGAAGGCTTTAAATAGGGGTTATTACGCAATATGTTGCAAAGGCTTTGACCATTGCAGGGAAATAATAGATAAATATTTTAAAAACGAATTATGATTGAGAAAAGCAAATACTACTACGATTTCAAGAGGAATGTAGATGAAACCTCACTTGAAACTGCGAAAGAAAGAAATGTACCTAACTACTACATTGGTTCTGTTTATGGGTATGAAGCTCGTAAAGTGGTCGAGGATTGGAATTTATCCTACAATATTGGAACTGCCACTACATATTTATTGAGAGCAGGTAAGAAGGCTGAACAAGGTATGTCGAGTAAAGAAAAACACATTGAGGATATTAAAAAAGCTATTAATCATCTTAATTTTGAGATAGAAAAGTTAGAAAATGAGCATTAATATAGAAGATAGAAAAGATAGAAGGGGTGGTGGATATGCTAAACGCAAATTTACTACTGAAGAAGCCGATAATATTCGCAAAGAATATGGTTCAGGTGGCATAAGTCAGACTAAGTTAGCACAAAAATATGGTGTTAGTCAGCCAATTATTAATATGATTCTACGAAGAAAAACCTATAATAAGTAAAATAAATTAAATTATTTTGTTGTTTATATAAAAAAGTTTATTATATTTGTAAATAATTTAAAACTAAAACATTATGAAAGCAAAAGAAATTAAAGATTACTTAGTAAGTAACTACGGAGAGTGCAGACACGATGCAAAGAAAGTAGAGAAAGCACTAATCAACACTTCAAAAGCATTTGAATTAGATAAGAAGGATTTATTTCACTTCATATTCGAATGCGAACCATTAACAGGAACACACTCCTATGGATTTCATACTGCTTACGGTAGAGAGATACACAGAGTATTTGAAGGGGAATACTATGGGGCATAAGGGGGTAGGGGGGTACTTCAATGCTCCAATGATAAATAAACTAAACGATAACGAATTTAACTATATTATTATGATTACTAAAAAAGAAGCAAAGCATCTACTAAGAAAAATGGAAAAAGACAACAGAATGTTCTCTCTTGAATTTATCAAGAAGGATGGAAGTAAGAGAGTTATGTTGGCAAGATTTAATGTAACAAAAGGATTGAATGGCAATGGTCAACGATACAATCCTGCTGACTACGATTTAATCAATGTGTATGATATGAATAAAAACGCTTATAGAAGCGTACCATTGAATAGATTACTTTGGGTTAGAACAAAAGGTAAAAGATACTATGTAAGTGCCTAAAGTTTGTTTTTTGTTTTGTTGATGGAAGGTATGTGTTGAAACTGCCTTCCATTTTTTTTTATACTACTGAAACTGCTATTGGAACTGCTACTGAAACTGCCATTGAAACTGCCCTGAAACTGCCATTAGTCTGCTAAAAAAAAGACAACTACCCTACCCTACCCTACCCCACCCCGACCTCCATCAGACCTCCTTATTTAGAATGATTCTAAATTAAAAAATTATTTCTTTTTTGTTTGTTTTATTCAAAAATATTTTTATTTGCACGTACTTATATATATAAATTATGTTATTTAGAATGATTATAAATTACATAAAAATATAACTTTTTTATTTTTGTATTAAAAAATTTGTATATTTGTCGAAACAAAAAACATAAAACAATGAAACAAAAAACAAATTTCACCTTAGATAATTTAGTTTTTCACTTATGGAAACTAATTTTAATAATTTTAGTCACTAACTTTTTAATATCTTAACATTATGCCGATTACAACCTACACAATACAGCCACAAAAAAACAATTTAGCAATAAATTTAGGCTTAAATAATAACAACAAAAAAGCTGAGCAAATTATCGAATATTTTAACATTAAAAAAGTATTTATTGATTATCAATATCAAATTAATGACGGTATTTATAACGGACAAAAAGAAAGTACTCTAATAATTAAGGGACTAACAAATAAAACAAAAGAACAAATATTTGAAATTATCAATTTTTTAAATACTTCCTGCACACAAGAATGTATCGCATACAAATTTAATAATTTCGGAGTACTACAATATAATGAAACGTACAAAGGACAAAAACAAAATTTCAACGATAACTATTTTTTAAATTTTTAATATTATGAAACAACAAACAAAAACAGAACTACAAAAAATTAGCCGAAATTTAGACTATTTTTTTAATCTAGCAACAAACCAACAAATTAAGCAAGGCAAAGTTTGGTATAAATTAGCGAATCAATTTTGTAATGATACGGCAAAAGAATACAATACAACGCCATTAATTGTGGCAAGTGTTGTTTCTGCATTAAGCCCTCGCAATAATTGGGTGCAAAATTTGAAAGATGCAAAGAAAGTTTTTAAAGCAATAAAGGAAGGAAAGGAACCCGAACAAATAAAGGTTTGCACCTTCCACAAAAATAAATTTAAGGCTTTTGAACTTGCAAAGGGCAACACATATATAAGTGAGAATAGCCAAAAAACTTATAACTTTGTGCGAAATATTGCACACCTTGACCCCTCTGCACTTACTATCGATATATGGCACATAAGAGCCTGTTTAAAGCAGTTTAAAAGCATTGGCAATGCTCAGATAGGTAAACTAGCATATAAGCAAATTAAAGAGCTTACAATAAAAAAAGCAAACAAATTAGGTTTGCAAGGCTTTGAATATCAGGCTATAATTTGGCTATCAGTACAAAATAATATTAATAAACTAAAACAATAAAAAAATGAAACTAGACAAACATATTAAAGACAGCTTATACATTAATGAGGATAAATATACACTTGAAATTTATTTCGAGTACTTCAGCGAAACCGATACCAATTATAGTGAGTTGGATATATACAAAGTTATATTAAATAATTGTATCGACATAACAAATTTATACTTTGATTATTTTGATAATGATGATATAAAGGAATTAATACAGGAAAATTTTAACTTATGAGCAATAAAAAGAACTTAGAAGATGTAAATTTATCGGACTTTTGGCTTATTATTGTAGTATTTTGTGCTTTATTTGGTGGATGCTGATTAGTTAAATTAGAATAAATTTATAAAGAAGTGTTATCTATTGATTTAGATAGCACTTTTTTTTGATATACAACTTCTTTTTTTTTATTACCTCTTATTTATTAGTAAAACTTGTTAACATTTGTTGAAAAATGTGTAATTTGAAGGGTATTTTTATAAATTCCGTCAATTATATATATAACTATACTTATGCAAATCTACA